AGTTCGGGATTGTATTCTTTATTCATACCTATGGAATGGTCCTACGAGGGATACCTCGATACTTATGGCATACCTGTGTTCGACACTCCAACAAAGCCAATCCGAGGTATTGATGGATTTCCTATTGACATCGGAGTTATCGAACACTGGGACAATGAAGCTGATGGATTAAAACAAGATCAAGACGGATTAAACGAATTTTATAGGCAATTTCCTCGTACAGAAAAACACGCCTTTAGAGATGAAGCAAAAGAATCACTATTTAATTTAGTTAAAATCTATGAACAAATAGATTATAATGAAGAATTAAATAATAAAGTTAATGTAACAACAGGTAGTTTTCAATGGGAAAGAGGAGTACAAGATACGAAAGTTATCTTCCATCCCAATATGAATGGAAGATTTAAAATAAGTTGGGTACCTGATTTAAATCTTCAAAATAATATAATAACTAAAAATGGTATTAAATATCCAGGTAACAATCACGTTGGGGCATTTGGTTGTGATAGTTATGACATTAGCGGCACTGTTGATGGTAAAGGATCGAATGGATCGCTTCATGGATTAACTAAATTTAGTATGGAAGATGCACCACCTAATCATTTCTTTTTAGAATATATAGCTAGACCACAAACCGCTGAAATATTCTTTGAAGATGTTTTAATGGCCTTAGTATTTTATGGAATGCCTATATTAGCAGAGAATAACAAGCCTAGATTATTATACTATTTAAAACGTAGAGGATATAGAGGTTTTAGTATGAATAGACCAGATAAAACCTGGAATAAATTATCAGTTACTGAAAGAGAAATAGGTGGTATTCCTAATACAAGTGAAGATATAAAACAAGCTCATGCAGCAGCTATAGAATCATATATAGAAGAGTATGTAGGGATTAAAAGAAATGGATATGGTGATATGTATCATCAAAAAACATTAGAAGATTGGGCAAGGTTTAATATAAATAATAGAACAAAACATGATGCTTCTATTAGTTCAGGATTAGCTATTATGGCATGTAATAAAAATAAATATAAACCCATTGCTTCAAGAAAACATAAGTCTGTAAACTTAGGTATTAAAAAATATGATAACACTGGTTATACTTCAAAAATAATATAAATGATAGATACAAATTTTAATAGTCCTTTTCCTAGTCAAGTTGTTCCTGACGCTGAAAAAGAAACTTGGGAGTATGGTTATAAAGTAGGAAAAGCAATCGAATACGAATGGTTTAGAGGAGAAAATGGTAGATATGATAGATTTAATACTAATTATAATAACTATCATAGTAGACGATTATATGCAAGAGGAGAACAACCTATTCAAAAATATAAAGATGAATTATCTATTAATGGAGATTTATCATATTTAAATTTAGATTGGAGACCTGTGCCTATTGTTCCTAAATTCGTAGATATAGTTGTAAATGGAATGTCTCAACGTAATTACGAAATTAACGCTTACGCACAAGATCCTACATCTGCTCAAAAAAGAACTAAATATGCTGAAAACTTATTAACTGATATTAATGCTTCTGTATTTATAGAGAAAGTTAAAGGTATTACTGGAATGGATATTTCTTTTAGTCAAGGAGATGAGCAAGCTCCAGCTAATGAAGAAGAAGTGGAGCTACACATGCAGATGAATTACAAACAATCTGTAGAAGTAGCAGAAGAAGAAGTTATAGACAATGTATTAGCAAAAAATAAATACGATTTAACTAGGCGAAAATTAAATTATGATTTAGCAGTATTAGGCATCGGAGCAGTTAAGACAGATTTTAATAGATCTGAAGGTGTAACTATTAAATATGTAGATCCAGCTAATTTAGTTTATTCTTATACGGAAGATCCTAACTTTGAAGATATTTATTATGTTGGAGAAGTAAAAACAATTAGTTTACCTGAACTTAAAAAAGAATTTCCTCACTTAACTGCCGCAGAGTTAAAAGAAATAGAAAAGTTTCCAGGGAATAGAGATTACATACGAAATTGGAATGGAAGATATGACAATAATAGTGTTCAAGTTTTATACTTTGAATATAAAACATATAGCAATCAAGTTTTTAAAATAAAGAAAACTAATAATGGTTTAGAAAAAGCTATTGAAAAATCAGACAACTTTAATCCTCCTGAAAATGAAACTTATTCTAAAGCTTTTAGAGCTATAGAAGTTCTATATTCTGGAGCTAAGATTTTAGGGTTTAAGAAAATGCTTAAATGGAACATGGCTGAAAACATGACTCGGCCATTTGCAGATGTTGTGAAAGTAAACATGAATTACAATATTTGCGCTCCTAGAATGTATAAAGGTAGAATTGACTCATTAGTAAGTAGAATCACAGGATTTGCTGATATGATTCAATTGACACATTTAAAGTTACAACAAGTGTTATCTCGGATTGTACCAGATGGTGTCTTCTTAGATGTAGATGGATTAGCAGAAGTAGATTTAGGAAATGGTACTAATTATAATCCACAGGAAGCACTTAACATGTATTTCCAAACTGGTAGTATTGTAGGTAGAAGTATGACTCAAGATGGAGATCCTAACAGAGGAAAAGTACCTATTCAAGAATTATCTAGTTCTAATGGAATGGCGAAAATTCAATCATTAATTCAAACTTACGAGTATTATCTTAAAATGATAAGAGATGTGACCGGTTTAAACGAAGCTAGAGATGGAACTTTACCCGACAAACAATCATTAGTTGGATTACAAAAATTAGCAGCCGCAAATTCAAATGTAGCAACTAGACATATATTACAAGCTAGTTTGTTTTTAACCTTAAGAACTTGTGAGAATATATCAAATAGAATAGCAGATGCTTTAATGTTTCCAATGACTCGTCTAGCCCTAGAACAAAGTATTTCTAAATATAATGTAGGAACATTAGATGAATTAATACATTTAAATATACACGATTTCGGTATATATTTAAATTTAGAACCTGATGAAGAAGAAAAAGCAGTTTTGAATCAGAATATAGAAAAAGCTTTACAAAATGGATCTATTTATTTAGAAGATGCAATTGATATAAGAGAAGTTCACAATTTAATGTTAGCTAATCAAATGTTGAAGCAACGTCGAAGAAGAAAAACTGAACAAGAAGAAGCAGCTAAGCAGCAACAAATTCAAATGCAAGCGCAAGCAGCTGCTCAACAAGCTGAACAAGTTGCTTTAGCTGAAGCGCAAAAACAACAAATTATGACTGAACAAAAAATTCAGTTAGAAAAAATGAAATCAGAATTTGACACTCAAAAAATGGAAAGAGAAGCTCAAATTAAAATGCAATTAATGCAACAGGAGTTTCAATATAACATTCAACTCGCGCAAGCAGCTGTTGATAAAGATAATCAAAAAGAACAATTAATAGAAGATAGAAAAGATAAAAGAGTTAAGTTACAAGGTACTCTTCAATCCGAATTAATTGATCAACGGAAAAATGACTTACTTCCGAAAAACTTTGAATCCGCAGGATTCGATACTATGGGTGGGTTTGGATTAGAACAATTTACTCCAACCTAATTTATTAATTATTATATTATATTATGTCAGAAAAAACACAAGAAAAAGTAGAGAAAGAAGGGGATTTTAAAATAAAGAAAAAACCTAAAAAATTAACCTCAAAAAAACAAAATACTACAAAAGTAGATTTTAAAAAACAAGAGGAAGAAGCAATAGAAGAAAAAACTAAAAATACAGAAGATGCCGTACGAAGGGAGACAACTAGCAGCGTGCAAAGCTCAGGAAACGGAAGCGAAGATAGCAGGGAAGATTCCAGAGTGGGATTGTCACAGTCCGAGTCCGTTGACAATGAAACTTCACAAGAAGAAGTGTCCAAGTCTAATGAAGAGGAGAAAAAAGAAGAAACACCGGTAATTGAAGAAATAAGTATTGGCGAAGAAAAGAAAGAAATAGAACCTCAAGTAGCTGAAACTCCTACTTTACCAAAAGTGGAACTTCCAGAAAATGTTGAAAAACTAGTGGATTTCATGAAAGAAACTGGTGGTACTATGGAAGATTATATTAGATTAAATGCAGATTATTCTAATATAGATAATGACACACTAATAAAAGAATATTATAAACATACTAAACCACACTTAGATAGTGAAGAAATAAACTTTATTTTAGAAGATAATTTCACATATGATGAGGAAGTGGACGAAGAGCGATATATAAAAAAGAAAAAACTCGCTTATAAAGAAGAAATTGCAAAAGCTAGGAACTTTTTAGATGATTTAAAAGGTAAATATTACGACGAGATCAAGTTGAGACCGGGCGTTACCCAAGAACAAAAAAAAGCAACAGAGTTTTTCAATAGATACAACAACGAACAAGAAGTAGTTAAGCAACGACATGAGGTATTTAAAAATAATACTAAAGATTTTTTTGATAATGAATTCAAAGGTTTTGAATTTAAATTAGGAGAAAAGAATTTTAGGTATAATGTTAATAATACTTCTAATGTTGCAGATAACCAATCCGATTTAACAAATCTAGTAGGGAAGTTCCTAGACGACAAAGGTAATGTTAAAGATTTTAATGGTTATCATAAAGCTATTTACGCAGCTCAAAATGTAGATACAATAGCTAGTCATTTTTATGAGCAAGGCAAAGCCGATGCTACAAAGAATATAATGGCTAAATCTAAAAATATAAGTAACGAACCTCGCCAAACGGCTACAGGGGATGTATTTATAAATGGATTAAAAGTAAGAAGCATTTCGGGAGTTGACAGTTCAAGGTTGAAGATTAAAACGAAAAAGTAAAATTTAAAAACATAAATCATGGGATTTGAATCAACCGGGAGTTATCCCGCATCAATTACTCCTATGCCATCAAAGGTAACAATGCCTGGAAATTATATTGATTTTCAAGACGCTGCTTTTGATGCTTGGACACAACAATACCTACCTGAGCTTTACGAACAAGAAGTTGAAAGGTATGGTAACAGGACTCTAAATGGGTTCTTAAGAATGGTCGGGGCAGAAATGCCAATGACCTCAGATCAAGTAATCTGGTCTGAACAAAATAGATTACATATTGCATATGACGGTGTTACAAGAGTTGCAGATACAATTACAGTAACTGGAAACAACGCTCTTAGAGTTAACCAAACTGTAGTTATTTCTAATGGTTTTACCACTGCAAAATGTATCATCTCTACGGCTGGTATCAGTGCGACAGATGAAGCCACTTTATTACCTTATACAGCGGCGGATTTAGATGCAGTGTTTGGCGCTGGAGTTACCACTGGATTCAAAGTGTTTGTTTATGGTTCTGAGTTCTCAAAAGGATCTCAAGGTATGATCAAAGCTGTTGAACCAAACGTAACTACAATGCAGAATTCTCCAGTTATTATCAAAGATTTCTATGAAGTATCAGGATCTGATGCTGCTCAAATAGGATGGATTGAAGTAGCAACTGAAGATGGAACATCAGGATATCTTTGGTATTTAAAAGCTGAATCTGAAACACGAATGAGATTTGAAGATTATCTTGAAATGACATGCGTTGAAGGTGAATTAGCTGCAGCTGCTTCTGGTGCAATTGGTTTAAATACTGATCCAGCTGGTTATCCAGATGTTTGGGGTACAACAGTTAATCCAAAAGGTACACAAGGTTTATTCGCTGCTATTACCGCTAGAGGTAATGTATGGAATGATTTTGCTGGTGCTGCCGCTCCTGGAGCTGGTGCAATGGCAGATTTTGATGCAATACTTAAGCAACTAGATAAGCAAGGAGCTATTGAAGAGAACATGTTATTCTTAAACAGAGCTACTGCTCTTGATTTTGATGATATGATCGCTGCTCAAGCTGGTGGAGGTTACGCTTCTACACAAGCTGCTTCTTACGGTTTATTTGACAACGAAGCTGAAATGGCATTAAACTTTGGATTTTCAGGTTTTAGAAGAGGTTCTTATGACTTCTATAAAACTGATTGGAAATACTTAAACGATGCTACGACTAGAGGTTTAACTCAAGATATTGATGGTGTTTTAGTACCAGCTGGTACTTCTACAGTATACGATCAAATGCTTGGTTCAAACATTAGACGTCCATTTTTGCATGTTAGATATAGAGCGTCTGAAACAGAAGATAGAAGATTTAAATCTTGGATCACTGGTTCAGTTGGAGGTGCTTACACTTCTGACTTGGATGCTATGCAAATACATTTCTTATCTGAGAGATGCTTAGTAACACAAGCGGCTAACAATTTCGTATTGTTTAAGTCAACTGTTTAATTATTAACATTTTAAAAGATAGAAATTATGGGATATATAAAATTAAAGGGAAGTTCGGCGCTAGGTGGTTTTAGCCTAGTACCTGCAGATAATGTAGGTTCTGTTAAAATAATTACTCACGAGTTAGTAATTCAATACATGACAGGATATAAATTGACAATTGCTGGAGCTAGTAACTTAGTTCAAGATGATGTTGTTTTATGTCTTGCTGGTATAGATAAAATGAACGGCGCTTCTGGAAAAGTTAATGAAATTATAGAGTTAAGTTCAGCTATAACTGGACAAACTGCTGCTTCATTGTAACAAAAAAAACAATAAGATCCCGTTTCGGCGGGGTCTTTTTTAAATATTTATATTATATTATATCATGGAAACAAAAGTAAAAGAAAAATCATCTACAAAAGTAGATATGCCTTCCCCTGAAAAAGGTTGGGAGACAAAAGATAGAAGTTATTATTTAAAAGGAACGAAAGAACCTCTAACTTATAAAATTGGTTCACGTCACACATCTAGACATTCATTGTTATGGTATGACCCAGATAAGGGATATCAAAGAGAATTGAGATACGCGAGTAATCAAAAATCTCCATTTGTAGACGAACAAGATGGACCAGTTACATTAGAGCATATTATTTTTGAAAACGGAACATTATTTGTTCCTCAACAAAAACAAGCTTTACAAAAATTATTATCATTATATCATCCTATGAAAGGTCATGTTTACCTTGAGTTAGATGAAATAGTCAAAGCAGAAGATGACTTAGAAGTATTAAACCTAGAGTTAGATGCTATGACAGCCGCTACAGGTATGGATATAGATCAAGCAGAAGCTATTTTAAGAGTGGAAGAAGGATCTAAAGTATCTAGTATGAGTTCTAAGGAAATCAAACGAGATATTATACTTATGGCTAAGAAAAATCCAAGGATGTTCCTAGAATTAGCTAATGACGAAAATGTTCAATTAAGAAATTTCGCTATTAGGGCTTGTGAAAGTCAAATTCTTAGATTATCACAAGATCAAAGAACATTTCATTGGGGAAGTAATGATAGAAAACTCATGACTGTTCCATTTGATGAAAATCCGTATTCAGCAATGGCTTCGTGGTTTAAAACAGATGAAGGAGTTGAAGTTTACAAATCAATAGATAAAAAACTTAAATAATAAGTGATTATAAAAGGGTGGCCTAACCGCCACCTTTTTTTTTAAAAATATTTAAAATGGCAGTAAACGTAGATACAGTATACAAAACCGTATTACTTATCCTAAATAAAGAACAAAGAGGGTATATGACACCTGATGAGTTTAATAAAATGGGGACACAAGTGCAACGTGAAATATTTGAAAGATATTTTGAAGACCTTAATCAGCAAGTTAGAATCCCACAAACAGATATGGATTATGCTGATCGAGTAGAAATAACTGATGAAAAAATTGCCGAATTTAAAACTCAAGCAGTAGCTAATGGAAGTAATCCTTTTACTCTTCCAACAGATCTTTATAGATTAGGGTCAACTACATATGAACCAACTGGATATTTACCTAGAGAAATGCAACGTGTTGGTAGAAATGAATATTACAATATAAAACGCTCGCCGTTAACAGCTCCAACAACTAACCATCCTATCTATTTATACGAGAACAATGAATTATTAGTTTATCCAACTGATATTACTTCCAAAGTATGGTGTCAATATGTTAAAAAACCTACAGATCCACGATGGGGATATAGTTTAGGAAGTGTTGGACAATTTCTATATGATTCCAATCCTTATATTGATACAGCAGGAGCTATTGTAGTAGGTACAGGGGTTCTGACATCATCTATCACAGACGCATCTTCAAGTATAGCAGTAGATGATACATATCCTGGTTTAACAACAACTGTTTCTCCAGCAGGTGGTACAGGTGCTATTTTAGAAGCTGTGGTGAGTGGTGGTGTAGTAACATCTCTATCAGTTACAAATGCTGGTTCTGGATATAGTGTTGGAGATATACTTACTGTTTCACAAATACAATTACCTGGTGCAGCTACTCCACTCACCGCTACATTAGTTGCTAATAATATATACGCTACTAGCACATATGGATCTACAGATTTTGAATTACATAATTCAGAACAAACAGAACTAATATTAAATATACTGTTTTATGCAGGGGTTGTTATTAGAGATCCTCAAGTGGTTCAGGTAGCAGTTCAAGAAACTCAAAGAGACGAAGCAAACGAAAAAAGCTAATAAATTATGGGATTAATAACAGAAACTAATGCTCAATATTACTCAGGTCAACAGAGCTTTCCTGTATATACTGCAATAACTAATAAAACTTTTGATTGTACGTTTGATGTAGATGTGGTAAGTGCTTTTGATAGTGCAGGTAGTCAAATTGGATCTGTATCTAATTATACTATTTATTTAGATGGTGTTGCTCAAGATGAAGATCAGTCTTATATATCTACAGGAGCAAAAAATCAAATAACCTTAAGGCCTTCAACTTTTGCTACTACCACTGTTTATGTTCAATTAAAGGATTTTGCAATTCAAAGTAATTATGGAGGATATTCTTATATTAGTCTTAATGATGTTATAAATAACTTTTTAGTTGGATATGTTGGTGTAGGTAAACTTATTCCACGAGTTAATAGAACTGATGTTATGTTTCACGCTAAACGTGGATTACAAGAGTTTAGTTATGACACATTAAAATCTATTAAATCTCAAGAATTAAACATACCTCCTAGTTTATCTGTCCCTATTCCTCAAGATTATGTAAACTACGTTAAAGCTTCTTGGGTTGACGGTTTAGGAGTAACTCATGTAATTTATCCTACTACGTTAACTACAAATCCTTATACTTTACCTATCCAAGATAGTGATGGTGTTCCTACTCAAGATGCCTATGGAAACAATATAGATGCCACACAGTCTTTAACAGAGGAAAATTGGGCAACTGCTAATGATAGATTATTATCTGGAAATTTAAACTTAAGTTATTCTAATGCAGGAGTATATGATTGGAGATGGGATAAGATTGCTGCAGGAGAGAGATATGGATTAAATCCAGAAACATCTCAAAAAAATGGTTGGTTTACTATTAACGAAAGAGAAGGTAAATTCTCATTTAGTAGTAATTTAAAAAGTAAATTAATAGTATTAGAGTACTTATCTGATGGATTAGCATGGGATTTAGATTCAAAAATTCCTAAAATGGCTGAACAAGCTATTTACATGCATATAGCTCATGGTATATTAGCTAGTAGATCTAATGTTCCAGAATATATTGTAAGAAGATTTAAAAAAGATAGATATGCTGAATTAAGAAATGCTAAAATTAGATTATCTAATATTAAATTAGATGAAATAGTACAAGTTATGAGAGGTAAGTCTAAATGGATTAAACATTAATTATGCCAGAAATTAAACATACTTTTCTAAAGTCCAAGATGAATAAAGACTTGGACGCTAGATTAATTCCTAATGGTGAATATAGAGATGCACAAAATTTAGCTATAAGCAAATCAGAAGGCGCTGATGTTGGAGCATTAGAAAATATTAGAGGTAATATTATAGCTGATACATTTGGAGAAAAAGGTGATGTTAATTTAGAATCAATTGGTTTATTTAGAGATACATCGACTAATAGATTGTTTTGTTTTTTAACTAACTTTAACGACGTCTCTAATGATCAACTTTCTAATAATAGTATATTATTTAGTGGTGCTAAATGTTATGTCGCAATATATGATGCCAATTTACAATCCAAAACAACTATTATTTCAGGAAATTTTTTAAATTTCTCTAAAAGTCACCCTATATCCGGTTTTAATATACTAGAAGATTTAATGTTTTGGACTGATGATAGAAATCAACCACGAAAAATAAATATTCAAAAAGCTTTAGAAGATCCTTCTTTTTACAATAGTGAAGATTTAATTTCTGTTTCTAAATACTCTCCTTATAAAGCAATTGACTTTGTAGAAAACCTAGCAGGAGCAGCCGTGAGTACTCCAGAGTATAGTTCTATATTAATAAATGAAGTAGACGAATTTTTACCTTATCACGTATTAGCTCCAACTGAAATTATTGATCAAGTAGCACCTTCTAATGATTATCTTCAATTCCGTGCAACTGGTCCAAGTTTTCAACCAAACATTTCAACCAGTTTTGACTTAAGTTCATATATAACTTTTGATAATACTTCTAAAGATCCTAAGATATTAGTTAAAAACCAAACTCAACCAGATAAAGGAGAGTTTTTAGTATTTAACATGGTACAGAGTTTAGGCAATTGGACTATAGCTTTAGCAAGTAAAGATGATCCTTATACTAGGTTAGATTTTTCTGCTACTACAGGATTATCCGATTGGAATAGTGGAGATGTTGTTTCTTTTTCAAATATAAATCCAAATTATAACCCTAGTTTTACTGGAGATAAAGATTTTTTAAAAGATAAGTTTGTAAGGTTTAGTTATAGATTTCAATACACTGATGGAGAATATTCTCTTATGGCTCCATTCACTCAACCCGCCTTTATCCCCAAACAATATGGAGATTTTTTAGAAAATGATGAATCTAAAACTAAAGATAGTGGGGTGGTAGAGTTCTTTGAAAATCAAGTAAGTACTGCGGGATTAAACATAACATTACCATATGATTATGATAATCTTAATCCTTATTTAGATATAGAAAATATAGAAATACTTTATAAAGATTCGGAAAGTAATAATATAAAAATAATAGAATCAATATATCATACTAGTTTTGTGAATTATATTGGTGCCCCTATAACAGGAACTCTTATAGCGAGTTCTTATCTTCAACCAGCAAACACTGTAGATGGTACATATACTCCAATATGTCAAGTGGTGACAGGGAATGGAAAAAGAATTAGATTTGAAGTTTCTGTAGTTGGTGGTGTGATAGCGAGTATTGCAACTAAATATTCTGGATCTGGATTTAAAGCGGGAGATAAAGTAATTATACCTGCAAACGAACTAGGATATGGAAGTCAACAAGTAACTATAACTATAGATAGTAGCAATTTAAAAGTAGCTAGAGATACTCAATTTGTATATCAATATAAATCCACTAAACCTTATAAAGTATTACCAGAGAAAGATACTATTAGAGTATATGATAGAGTTCCTGTAAGAGCTTTAGCTCAAGAAATTTCAGGAAATCGTATAATGTATGGTAATTATATTGATAGAAAAAATTTCCCCAGTAAGATAGATTACAATCTAAAGGTAACTAATAAACAAACTTCTGTAGCTTCTCAATCCAGGCGAGCTTATCCAACTCATACTTTAAAACAGAATAGAACTTATCAAGCAGGTATTGTATTAATGGATAGATATGGAAGATCTTCTAATGTAATCTTAAATGAAGATATAGCTAGTGTAGTAGGTGAAGGAGGTAAATCTTCAACTATTTTTTCATCATATGTTAACGCGGCTGGATATCCATTATCATGGCCTGGAAACTCTCTAAAAGTAATATTTAACAATGTAATTCCTGAAAGTATTAATACTGGAGGATTATATAGTACAAGCAATCCATTAGGATGGTATAGTTATAAAGTGGTTGTAAAACAACAACAACAAGAATACTACAATGTATATACTCCAGGAGTTTTATCAGGTAAAGTAACATGGAGTCCAGATTATACAGTAAATTATACTTCAAACCCTAATGGTGCTGGGCGTAGACCTAATTATACAAATCTTTATACAGTTTCAAATATAGCATTATTAGGAGATAATATTAATAAAGTACCTAGAAATTTACAGGATGTTGGACCTTTAGACACGGAAAACACCAGTAGTACTATATTATATAATAGAGTTAATCCTGGTTTTGGAAGTAGTGGTAGTATTTACAATCAACAAAACCCTAATGACGAATCTAATCAAGCTTTAACTATATCAACTATAAAACAACATAGAGAGTTAGGTGATTGGGCAGTAACAAAAGGACAGTATGTCCCTGCGTCAGCAGACAACGCAAACTTTGGTAGTCCTTTATCTACTAAAGATGGTAATGTAACTCATTTAATTATATCTAATATAACGGGTGCTAATAATGGTGTTCATGTAAATCAAAGTGGGAGTGGTGGAAGTGGTAGTGGTTCTTTATTTGATGTAACAGTGGCAGGTGGAATAGTAACAAATATTACATGTACGAATGTTTCTGTGCCAGATACTTCAGGCATGTACAGAGTAACAGTTGATCATTATGTGATAGGAGATAAAATTGAAATAGACACAAGTGGTTATATTGGCACGGGTTCCGGAACTTTAAAAATACAAGTAGAACGACCTATAGATCCATGGTATCCATTTTATAGTAATGGTGAACCACCTACAGAAACTAATGTTCAATTTGAAGATATTTTTTACAAAGCTGGAGAAAATCCTTATGTTGTAGAATTAGCAACTAATTATAGAATTGGAGTCACTCCAGGATATAGTAGTTTAGTAGGAATAACAAACGCTACTTTATCTTTAGGGATATTTGAAACAAAACCAACTTATTCTAATTTAGATATTTTATGGGAGACATCCACTTCTGGTTTAATATCTGATTTAAATGCTAGTATTAGAGCGGAGAACGCGAGTGGAAATCAAGCTAGTTTAAGTCCAACGACTTACGTTCATCATGAAGATGATGTTGTTTTTAGTGATTTATTAGCTCCTAGTGTCCAAGCTTTGGATTCTACAGGAAACGTAACAGGTGATCAATTTGCTACTATGAATTTAATTCAAGTTAATGATTTAGCTGGAAACGATGTAACTGGTAAATTTAGATTAGTGCAGGCTACAGCTGGATCACCTAGTTCTTCTCCTACTTTTAATATTCAAAATAAAAATACTAATTTTGTTTACTTACAAAATCAAGATATAAGAAGTTATGAATTCCTAATAAACTCTACAGTTTATAACCAATCTCAAATACTCAGATATCCTGCAACTGGATGGGCAGAATTAGGTAATATAAAACCTGAAATAACTGGAGCTCTTCCTTTTGGAGAGTTAAATAAAGCAAGAGTAGTTACTAATAATTTTTATCAGAATGGAGGCACTGTTACTAATTATAATGGTTTATTAAGATTAAAAGATTTTTGGGACACAGGTACTAGTGTCCCAGGTGCAGGAAATGCAGGTTGGGTGATTATAAAAGGAAGTAATCCTACAGGTAAAAATTGTGAGGTATTACGTATAGATGATGAAGAATGGTATAGTTATACACCGCAAACAGGGGCGCAAGGTCAAGATACAGATAGAATTTATAATACCGATCCAGCTCTAAAAACTTTTACTTTGTCTAACGGGAGTATAATAGCAAGTAGCTTAAGAAAAAGTCAACTTAAAGTAGAAATAACTAAAATTGAAAAAAGTTATCATTCTGATTTTTCTGTAATTGAAGATATAACTAATGGAGAAACTTCTACTACAGGACCTCCATTTATAGTTCCTTCTAATAGCAGTCGTAGAATTATGGTAAATTCCACCCATCCTCCAATGGATGGAGGAAATAATGCAAATACTGGTATAGGAGCTGCAATATATAAAGTAACGTATAAACTAACAGAAACGTTTGCTGGTGGATTATCTTCAGATGAATATCCATTGTACTTTAAATTATGGGCAAGTAGTCCTTTTTAAATTAAAAAATAATTAAAACAAGTGATTATAAGTTATGGAGTTAGAAGTAGAATATTTTAACACTTTTATAGGTAGAAGATTAATAGCAGATCAAGATCAATATGTTTTAGATACGGCTGATACTAAAATTAATTTTTTAACTGTTTGGCCTAGTACTCAATACGGAGATTACGCAACTAACGGTTTCCCTAACACTGTGTTTGATGAATCAGGAGGAGTTTTAACACCTGCTTCTCCTAAATCTGTAGTTTCTAACACTCAGTTAGTTGCAACTGGATCAACGGCTAATGCAGGATGGATAATAGAGGAAGCCAGAATAAGAGGAGGTTATAATAACACATGGACAGATTATGGAGCTAAAGCTTATTTAATAGAAGAAACTAATGATCAAGTACATCGTTTTAATACTATTATTTTTTCTGGTATATATAACTCTAGAACTGGTTATAATGAAACAAATGTATTTTCAGTTGGACAAAATATAACCAAATCATGTGATCCTCACTATGGACCTATTCAGCGTTTGTACTCTGAAGATACTAACCTAACTATATTTCAAGAAAATAAAGTAAATAGAGCTTTAATAGATAAAAATGTTATTTACTCAGGGGAGCAAGGATCAGCAGAAACTGCAGTTGTGCCTGTAATGGGGCAAATTGTACCTTATACAGGAGAATATGGAATAAGTAAAAACTTTAGAAGTTTTGATTATTTTGGTTTTAGAAAGTATTTTTCAGATAAATATAGAAAATCTATAATGAGGTTGTCTAAGGATGGTATGACTGAAATATCTCAATATGGAATGAATGATTATTTTAGAGATGAACTTGCAGAAATAGATGATAATTTAAAAATGTATTGTGTAGAAATACATCCTAAAACAGTCACTCAATATCCTGCTTGGCCTTATTCTACACCTCAACCTTTAAATCCGGGAGAACCTTATTTAGAAATAGTACCAACTAATGGTAATGATGACTTAACATCTATTGAAGTAGGTATGCAACTTAATATAATAGCTAGTGGAATTCCTACATTAGGACCATATGTTACAGAAGTAGATACAACAAATAACAAAATACACTTAAATGAATTACCACCAGAAATAGGGGGAAGTGTAACAAGTTTAAAGTTTTGTAAATACGTAAAAGATGAAATTATAGGGGTATATGATACTTATAAAGATAATTATATACTATCTTTAGTTAAAGCTAAAACATCACCTGACGATATTGACGATTATCAAACCGTAGTGTTTGATGAAAGATCATTAGGTTGGGTTAGCTTTTTTACATATTTTCCAGACACTACTATCAGTTTAAGAAACAACTTATATAGTACTAAAGGTAGAGATTTATATTTACATTACGACGAGAATGTTAATAAAAATAGTTTTTATGGTTCTACTCCTTCTGATTCTTCTATAACGTTTGTATTCAATGCTGCCCCATCTACAGTAAAGAATTTTAGAACTGTTAATTACGAAGGTAGTAATGGTTGGGAAGTAGATAGTTTTACTTCTGACACCGAAGGTCCTAATTTAGTAGATGGAGTATATGTTAACTATATTGACACTACAAAAGCTGTATTATCATATGACGAAGGATTTTATACAGAAAATGGAATACAATATAGAGTAGGTTTTAACAGGAAAGAAAACAAATACTATGCTAATTTAAAAAATGACAGTGTAGATAGACCAGGAGAAGTATGGTCAGGAAATGCAGTTAGTGGTATTAAAGGTTACTATGCAACTGTTAAAGTATCTACAGATTCTTCTACAGAATTTGGAGGAATGAAAGAATTATTTGCTGTATCTACAGAATTTACAAAATCATCTTAAAATTATAATATGTCCAACGGAATAGGAGATTACACACAAACTAATTATATTGATCAATTACAATATCCTACACAAACATCTAATTGGATGGCTGCTGCTGGAGCAGCTTTACCATCCGCTGTTATGGGTGTTGATGCTATGATAAAAAGTCGTAAGGCAGGGAAAGAAATGAAAAGATTACAAGGCAGCGTAGATACACTAATGCAATCTTATATGGCAAAACCTATTGTTAATCCATATGCTAACTTACCTGTTGCTACTAAAGCTTTTGAAATGCAAGCTGATCAAACAGATGCAGCATTAGCAAATACGTTAGATACAATTAGAGCTACTGGAGGAAGTGCTGGTGGAGCTACAGCTTTAGCACAAGCAGCAGCAAAATCTAAACAACAAATATCTGGAGACATACAAAAACAAGAGGCGTCTAATGCGCAATTAGAAGCAAAAGGAGAATTCTTAGTTCAACAAGCAGAAATGTCTAGAATGGGGGAACAAATGGATTATGAACAAAGTAAAGCTGATCAAGCAAGAGCAGAGAAATTTGGTTATGGAGAAAGAGCAGCATCACAATTTGGTCAATTAGCTAATCTAGGTTATCAAATGAGTAGAGGATTAAGTAAACCAGGAGAAGAAGAAGTTGTAGTAGAAGAAAAGAGTGGTGATGGTACAACTCAAGATCTAGGTATTTTTGGAGGTGAAGGTGATACTGCTTCTTATGGCACTGACCCCACTCCTAAAATGGCTCAAGATCCTAAAGGAATGGGAGATCCAAGTTTTATTGATATGTCCCCTGAAGCGCCTACTATGGCTGATCCAACATCTTGGCTTATGGAGGGAAGTGGATATAAGTCAACTGGATCCGAATGGGGTGAAAGAAACGTTGGTGGTCCTACTCTAGGTGAACTAGTTTTTAATAGAGATAAGGCAAAAAGAGAAGGATTGTCTACAGATATTTATCAAGCGGAGATTGATAAGATAAATGCACAATATGGAAATTAATATTTAAGAAATGCCAAAAGTAAAAACAGTAACACCCGGTGCACTATCTGGATTAACAACAGGAGTAGAAGCAGTTACACAAGATGTTAAAGCAGCTAAAGATACAGAATACATAAAAGCATTATCTGACTATGAAAAAGAATTAGCTAGATTAGAAGGTATTAAAACATCTGAATTAAGTGCTTTAGAAGAGAAACAAAAGAAAATAGCTGGATTAGAAGAATTAGCAGGAGAATCTTTTGATGCTAGTGTAAAAGAACAATTAAGAAATTTAGCAGGAGATTATTCTAAGACCGTAGCTAAAATTAAATTAGGAGATATAGATCCAGGAGAAGGATATAAAGAGTTAGCAGAGTATGATAAGTTATTAACAACGTTAGAAACTTCTACACCTAACATGAATGCTTTATTTCAAAAAATAAATGATGCTAAAGATAAAAATAGTTGGGAAGTTGATGCTTTAGTAGTGGACGGAAGTGGTAAGACGGCTGAGATGGTAGAGTTAGTTAGTGATTTATATGATCCTCAAAACAATAGTAATGTATCATTTGATGTAAGAGATAATAAAGGATTTTTTAAACATAAAAACGGTCAGGAGATATCAGTAGAAGGATTAAATGCTATAATGTCTGGTAATAATCCAGATTATCCGTTAGAGTTTGTTGGTAATCCAGATGAACAGATACAAGGAGTGTTTGATGCATTTTGGAAAGCTAATCAAGATGGAAAAAGCTTTATTATAGATAAAACTACAATAGAAAAATTAAACAGAAGCGGAAGAGATAAAACTTTAAGTACTCAACAAAAAAATTACGATAGAGATGCGATGGTTAAGGATCTTAAAGAAAGAGGAGCTTATGATAATTTATTAGACGATAGTGAATATATGACAAATATATGGCCTAATTTATCAAGAGGTAATAAAAGATGGGATCCTACAGATCCAAACCAAAGAGCTGAAGCAGAAGAATTTTTTATTCAAAGAGGTATAGATAATTTCGCACCAAAAGCAGAAGGGGAAATGATAAGTAAACAAAGTTGGTATACTCCTACTAAAACATCTAGTGCTAGTAGTCCATCTGCGCCACCTGCCCCAGGATCTGCACCAGAATTTGATTATATTAAAGAAAAAATACGAGTACTAGACCTACATGTTCGTAATAATAATCCTCAAGGTATTGTAGAGGAAATAAATAACGTTGTTCAATTAGGTAATTTTAAAGGAGTTGAGGCTGTATATCAAGACCCTACTTCAATAGCAAAACGTCTACAAGATCAAGGCTTGAATTTACCTGACGATCAATTGAATGATGAACAAAAGAAAAAGAAAAAAGAGATAAAAGAAGGAGGAGTAGGAAGTGGTAAAATAATAATAACAGGTAATAAACTAGTAGAAGACGATGACGGAAACTTAGTTCGCAGCGCTAAAGGATCTGAAATATTAGTAATAGATCCTAATAATTATGATGATTTAGCTAAACTTGAAGATCTTGTAGTAGAAGGATACTACGATGGAGTGGATAGAAAAACTGAAGGAAAGATATTAGTAGATAAATCTCGTACGGGGCATCAAGCAGACAACGCAAGAAATATACAATTTGAAAATAAAAGGGAAGAAATTAAAGAAAAAGTTGGTATACTTACTAATGCTACACAAGATGCTAAAAAATATTTCTCAGGTAGAGATCCTAATGGAGCTTATGAAAATGTAACAAATTATACTCTTAGTCAACGAGGAAAGAGAATTAAACCTACTGGAAGTTTAAGTCCTAGTCAAAAAGAAATAGTAGACTATGTGGATGTTATAATGGAAGAACCAACAACTAGTGAATGGAGAGAAAAAATGAGAAAAATAAAATTAGGTAAATTTGAGGCACTCGATGGTAACACTCCTAGTTTTGAAAACATTTTATCATATATAGTTTTACCTTGGTTAGAGGAAAAAGAAACTATAATGCGAGGAGGAGATAATGTAACTACAACCAAAAGAGAAGAAGTATTAAATAATTTAATAATACAATAATATGTATGAAATAGATGGGGTTACAGTTAGTGAAGAAGAGTTACAAGCAAAAGCGGAAGCTAGTGGAATATCTCTTCAACGCTTATTAGAACTCAATCCTAATATAAAACTTGCTGAACCAGAAGAAGAAGTAGAAGAAGAAGTTACAGAAGAAGTTACTCCAGAAGGAGAAGAAGTAACTGAAACAGAAACTACAGAAAAATTTGATCCAGGTTTTTTATCGGAATATTTTAGCGCAGATCCAAAAACTCAAAGTCAAAAAGATTTTAATTATTTTGACAAAGATTTTAATAAAGTTTCAGAAGATGCTGGATCTGTATGGATTCCAGATAGGTTTGGAGGAGGAAAAGGATTTGAAGAAACAGTTGTACCTGAATTAAATGATAAATTTAAAAAATGGGGATTTGTTTTTACACAGTCAGACGCGTTTGGTGATGGAGTAACAGTAAGTTCTACTACCAATCCAGAAGTAAAAAAAGAATTTGATTTAGACGATCCTGTTAAAGGAATGGCAAGTTTAAGAAAATATTTAGAAGCTAATAAAAGAGATAATGCCGTTTATACTGATGAAGTAGTAAAAATAACTCCTGAATTATTTAAATCTATAGGAGAAGGAATTGAGACTGAAGATGAATCTATTTTAGAAGGAGCAACTAGAAAAATATATGCTTCAGAAGGATTAGACTATGATGAAATAAAAAATATAGAAAATAAATCTAAAGAAAACGAAAAATATATTAATTTCATTGATAAGAAATTATATGGTGAATATCAAAAACCGATGTTTTATGATAAAACATTTGAAGCTGGAATGTATAAAACTAAAGACGAAGCAGCCGCGAGATATTCTCCTACACCTGAGGAAATAAAAGAATATCCTCAATTGTTTAATGAAGATGGAAGTTTAAAAGTAAATGTAAGCGATTTTAAAAAAGAACTTAACGATGCTAATGAGTCTTTAGCTGATATCTCTGGTAATCCTGCTATTTATGATGCTAAAATTAAACAAGCTAATATCTTTAAAGACGCTACTAACAATGCAACTAAAGAAATTGTTACAACTAGTGAGGCTTTAAGAAATGAAAGCAAAAATCTTCAAGCTGAATTTCAAAAAATAACAGGTACAAGTATCAACAATTTAGAAACATTTAGTAAAAACATTGATAATCAAATATACGTTTTAGATAGAGAATTAAAAAACGCTATAGGAATTACTTTAGAAGATATAGAAACTTATCAACCTAAAACTCAAGAAGAATTAAATATTATAAATGATATAGTAAATAGATATCAAACCCTTAATAATGAGTATATCATACCAACTCAAAATATATTAAATGGAATGAATACTTTAAATGCTGAGGGTCAACGATTAGATGATATAGGTAATACAATAAACGCTATACTTTCATATGATGACGTATATAAAATTAGAGGAATATATAATGATAGTGGATTTCAAAGTACTATAAATAATGTAAAAAAGGGATGGAGCCAAGGTGTAGTAAATAGAGAAATGCTAGATGTAATGTATCGTTTTGATGATGTCACAAATGACGAAGACATGGCGAATGTAGCTAGAAAAGTAGCTGAAGAAACAGCATATCAAAGAGGGTTGCTGAACAGTCAAGTATGGGAGAGATATCAAAATGCCACTACAGTAGCTGAACAAATGAAGATATTAGGTACTAATCCAGGAGAAGTATTATTAAGTTTATTTGGCAATAGTATGAGTATGTTTACTTCTACAGGAGCTAAAACTTTTTTTCCTATGGTAATTGGATCGGCTGGAGTAGGAGCAGGGATAGGATTCGTAGGTGGTGGTGGAGTTGGAGCACTACCTGGAGCCATTTCAGGTTTAGGTAAAGGATTATTAGGATGGCAAACTATAACTGGTTTTAATATGGAGATGGGATCAGTATACGCTGAAGAACTAACAAAAGGTGGATATGATTTAACTGATGCAAATTCCATTATAGAAGGTTTAAGAGACAATGAAGTAAGAAGTGTTGCTTGGGATAGAGGAATTAAAAGAGGTATACCAATTGCAGTAATGAATTTTATAGGTGGAGCAGTTGCTAATGGGATGGTAAGTCCTATAGCAACTACAGGTAGACAAATAGCTAATCAATTTGCTAAAGGGTTAGTAGTAGAACCAATATTTGAAGCGACAGGAGAAACTTTAGCACAAGCATGGGGAGAAGGAGAATTAACATATACTGAAATATGGAATGAAGCAATTGGGGGAGTAGCTGGTAGTCAATCAAACATTGCTGTTGCTTACGCTAAAAATCAATTTCTAGGAGCTCAAAAGAAAACTGCAGATCAATTGTTAAACATTGATTATATAGCAGATAATAATTATGGATTAGATAAAATTAAAGCATTTGCAGAAAGATTGAGTAAAAAGGGAATTATTGATACTAAACAATATGATGCTATCTTAGAAAATGCTACAGCAGTTGATGAAGCTAATGCTGCTATGAGAAAAGGTCCTAAGTTTATATCAGGATCTAGACGTAAAGCGATAAGAGCTAGATTAACAGATTTAGCTGTAACAAGACATGAAGCTGACGCAGTAGGAGCTACAGATTTACTAAGCGTTATTGAAGCAGAAATGAATGAAATAGCTACTACAGGAAGATTATTACCTAAAAGTGATATTGTAACTGCTACAGACTATATAGATTTAGCTAGAAAAACTATTGAAGCCGGAACTTCTTTTATAAAAGGTAGAACTGGAGAGGATATTGGGGTAATAAATATTACAGATCCTAATAAACTTGATAGAAAAATGTTTCCTAGTGATGAAGTATATAATACTGTAAAAAAACAATTACGACAGAACAAACAAGAAGGTGGATTAATGCCTGGTTTTGTTACAGATATTATGGCTGATGGAAAGCAGTATATAGTAATGAATAATCAAGACGTTAGTACAGCTTATTACCATGCGTTAGCAGATGGAGATTTAGCTGGAGCAACTGTAATGGGACATGAAATATTACATACAGTGCTAGATAGATCGTTTGAAGAAGGAGAAGTAATAGATATAGGAAAAGAACTTGAAGCTTATATAAATGAAGACGATGGTAGTAGAATTTCCAAAGGTGCTAAAAAAAGAATAACTTCAAAATTAAAAGGCTATGAACAAAAGTATGGAGGTAAAGACAGTAGATATTATCAAGAAGTATTTACTACTCTAAGTGATGAAATAGCAGGAGAAAATATAGAATACGGAAGACAAGATAAAAAGTTTTGGCAAGGAATAGCAGATTCTATAAATGACTTTATGTATAAAGGAAAATTTGATTCTGATATTGCTAATAATATTAAAATAAAATCTTCAGAACAAGCTTTTCAATTTATTAAAGATTATAATAAAACATTTTATAAGAAGAAAAGATTTCATCAAACTAAAACACAATCAAAAGCTGGTAAAGATCAAATTGGTGAAAGAGAAAGCTTTATCCCGGAAGATGAAAAATCAAAAGCAACTCGTAGAGCTTTAAGAGAAGAAAACATAAAAGAAATATATGATCTTAATGCATGGGGTAAAACAAAAGGAGAGTGGAAAGAATTGTTAGAAGAAGATAGATCTATACTCAATAACTTAATAGATCCATTTGAAATTGAAATTAAAGCTATTGCTAAAGGAGATCAACAGCTTGTTGCTGCCACAAAAGTTCCACTTATTAAACATATAAAAGCTTTTGATCCAGAAGTTAATAAAGATTTAGCAGGTTACATTGGGAGTTATTTAGATCATAAAGTTGGTACAGCTAGGAAAGATTTAGCTAAAGGAGCTGTTCCTGCAGGAGTTAAAACTAAACGAATAGGAGAGAAAAGAGAAGGAGAAAGAGAATTTGATATAGCTGCTGAAGAAGAAACAGATATAAAAGCAAGAAAGAAAAGAGAGGAGGCAGAAGTTGTTATACTTAGTGATAAAATAAAAGTTAAACCTGACACAAAGAAAGCTATAACAGATAGAGTATTTTCTATTAATTATATGACGTTACCTGATCCTACGTTAGAAGTTTCTCAAAATAAAACTGTTACTCCTTTTGTCTCACAATTAAAACAAGAAATAGGTAAAGGAAAAATAGAAAGAAAAGGTAAAGTATCTAGACCTTTGTCTCCAGCAAGTAGAGCGATGATTAAAGAAATGGGTGGTAAAGGTAAGTTTGGGGATTACTTAAGAGAAAATCTAAAAGAAATAGCCAAGAAATTACCTTTAGAATATGTAGCTAAAAATATGCCTCATCTTGTAATGAAGTCTGTTGATGGAGAATATACTTTAGATTGGCAAGGAAAAACTGCAACCAAAGAAGATAAATGGAGCTATGAAGAATCTGGTATGACTTCACAACCACGGAAACAAATATTAAAACCTAAAATAACTAACGAAGATGTAGAAGTAGTTATAGAAAGTTTTACTAAACCCACTGGTGCACCTATTCAAGCTAAACAAGAAGGATTAGCATATCAAGTAGCATCGGAATTAGGATTAGAGCAATTTGCAAAATCCCTTATTGAAGGAGACAAAATAGCAGAAAAATTTAAAGAATCTCAAGAGTTAGCTAAAAGAATATTACAAGATAAACACATTGCTAAAATACATGCTGATCTTGAAAGAGGACTTAAAGGAATTAAAGCTAGTATATTACAAGACTTAACTCCTGCACAAACCTTAATGATTCGAAGTATGCTACCTTTAATAGCTTCAGAAATCGGTAAACCTGGTACAACTGTAAATAACTTTAAAACAATTGTAAGAGATTTATTAAATGATACTAGTAAATTAAATCCTGAACTAGAGTTAAGTACTGATGTTAAGAGGAAGATAAGTGAGTTTATGACTAAGGTTTATGAGCAAAATAGAAAAGCTGAAATGAGATCAGGAGAAAAAATCAATTTAGAAAAATTCTTAGAAAAAAGAACTATATATGATTTTGAAAAAGATATTTTAAAAGCTTTAGGATTAAGTGATAAAACTTATAAAGAATTACTTCAAGATGTTAGCAATGTAAATGCATTAAGAGAATTAGCTTTAAAACAAGCTAAATGGGAAATTGAAGTATTAAAAAGAGATCCCTTAGATGTAATTTTAGATTTTTTAAGATATGACAAAGAACATTACTCAAGTGCTGGAAAAATAGGAGACAAAGGATTTGTAAAAGAAAAAACTTTAGGAGAGCATGGTCAACAAATATTAAGTAGAGATGAAAGTAAAATCGATGGGAGATTTAGTGGGCAAGTATTTGAAAATGTTCAAGACTATTATGATAATGTAATTAATTTAATTGACCCTAGATATGAAGTAGATCAAAATAGAAATGTATATAGAGTTGAAAAAAATATACAAGGTGAAGCGACCTATACACGTATATTAACCACAAAAGAAGTACGTGAAAGTACTGAAGGTAAATACGTAGCTCCTCAAAGTTCTAAAGCAGTATTTAAAGAAATAAATAAATACATTAAAGAAGGATTAACAGAAGAAGAAGCTAAAAAACAAGTATATAAAGATAGATTAGCTATAGCTGAAAAAGCTAGAGAAAGATTAAAAACTACTTTTGAATATTTAAAACATGTAAATGATCCTACTTTAACTGCTATGATGGTTTTTAGTTTAAAATCAGATATGAGATCTATTCTGCGTGCTGCTGCTAATATAGAACATATATTTGAAGGAGAATTAATGCCTGGAAAACCTATAAAAAGAAATATAAAAGGTAAAGAAGTTTGGATAGAAGATTATTATGTGTATGAACATATGATACCTGCAGAGGTTATTATGTTATCCATGGTTGAAGCATACTTTGGAAAAGGGAAGTTAGATGTGGATCAGTTGTTAGATAATTATCATGTTGCTATTATTCCAGCTAGTATGGATGATAAATTAAAAGAATTTGGATATCAACAAGCAATGCCAAGTGGTTTTATAAATGATTTTAGCAAATTTATAGACAGATATTATAATGAAGCAACTAAAGGTTCAGTACAATTTGCTATAAAAAGTCTAAAAGATGATAAAATTCATGGACAAGAGTGGGTGGATATCTATGAAATGAACAATAATATTAAAACTACTCTAGAAAATAGAGCAAGTTTAATTCCGAGTGGAGTTATTAAAACTGATCAAAATAATAATGGATTTGTAGAGGCATCGGAAAATATGACTAATGCTTTAAATAATTCTATAAATCCTAAAGCACCAGTAAAGAAGATTAGAGTATTTGACTTTGATGATACTTTAGCTAAAACCAATAGCAAGGTATTTGCTACCAGAGAAGGAGAAAAGAAAACTTTAACAGCTGAACAATTTGCACAAGATGGGGCAAGATTAGAAGCTGAAGGTTGGACAATGGATTTTAGTGATTTTGATAAAGTTAAAGAAGGTAAGAAAGGTCCTATGTGGGATATAGCAAAGAAAATTGAAAAAGCTAGAGGAAATGAAGATCTTTATATCTTAACAGCTCGCAACATGACTGCTGCTCCAGCTATTAAACAATTCTTAGATTCTATGGGATTAGATTTTAAGATTCAAAATATTGTTGGATTAGGTAACAGTACACCACAAGCTAAATCTCAATGGATAGTTGAAAAAGCTGCAGAAGGATATAATGATTTTTATTTTACTGATGATGCAGTGAAAAACGTAGAAGCAGTTAAAAAAGTATTAAGTCCTTTAGATGTAAAAGCTAAAATTCAACAAGCATCTAAAGGAGTGAGGTTTAGTATGACTACTAAAAAAGATCTTAAATGGAAAGAGAATAGTGTAGGAGATCTGAGTACTACGTTTGAGTTAAACGATAAAAAATATAAAGTAGATTTCTATCCTAGAGATATGGAAGATACAGATTATAATTTAGAATTTGAACTTGAAACAGAGCGAGGTACTACTCAAGAAATGACGGGAACTGGAGATTCTATGAAAGTTGTTAGTATTGTTTATAATGGGTTATTAGATCTTGTAAATAAAATGCCTAATGTTGAAAGAATAGCTTTTGTTTCTAAAGCATCCCAAGAAAGTAGAGTTAAAGTCTATAATACTCTTATGGAGAAATTAGCTGATAAACTAGGATGGAATACTGATGTATGGACAATTGAAAGTTTTGGGAAGTTAGAAAGTTATGAATTTGAATTAACAAAATCAGTTAATAAAATAGAAAAATCAAAAAGTAAATTTAGTATATTAAAACCAGTTAAAGATGTTTTAAATGTGGTAGATATTAAAAGTCCTATACAGCAAGATAATGTAAGGTATAGTATTTTAAGTGATGAATTTAATGGTATATTAGAAGATACAAAAGGGATTGGGAAACAAAAAAGATATTCCGCTGCTAAAGCAAAAACAATTGGAGCTAGTAAAGGTAATTTTAAATTTTGGATTCCTTATTCTGCAGAAGATTATGTAGGGTTAATTTATCCTACTTTAAGTAAAGGACAATTAGGGGATAAACAAATGGCTTGGTATAAAGAAAATATTTTAGACCCTTATGCTGTAGCCATGGAGAGTGTATCTAAAGCTAGAATAAATCTAATGGATGATTTTAAAGCTTTAAAAAATAAATTAAAAATTAGTGACTTGCTTAAAGATAAGAATAAAAGTGGATTCACTAATGAGCAATCTGTAAGGATATATATATGGAATAAACAAGGATTAGAAGTTCCAGGTTTATCTAAAGCAGATTTAAAAGAAGCACTTGCTGTTGTTAATGGAAATAAAAAATTAAAGTTATTCGCTGATCAAGTTATTAATATAAATAAAGGAGATAAAATGGCGGCTCCTACTAAAAATTGGTTAGTAGGTAATGTTACTAGTGACTTAATGGATACAATAGACAAAGTCAAACGTCCTAAGTATTTAGAAAAATGGCAACGTAATGTAGATACCATATACTCTGAAGAAAATCTAAATAAATTAGAAGCTATATATGGATCTAAATATAGAGAAGCTTTAGAGAATATGTTAGCTAGAATGAAGTCAGGTAAAAATAGATTAACCACTGGGAATAGATTAAGTAATAGAATTTTAGATTATATAAATGGATCTGTTGGAGCTATTATGTTCTTAAACATGAGATCTGCTGTACTACAGACTATATCCGCTATTAACTTTGTTAATTGGAGTTTTAATAATCCATTAAAAGCAGGTGCAGCTTTTGCTAATCAAAAACAATATTGGAGTGATTTTTCTAAATTAATGAATTCTGATTTTTTAGTGGATAGAAGAAAAGGTTTAAGATTAAATATAAGTGAAGCAGAAATTGCTGATGCAGCTGCAACTAGTGAGAATAAAGCTAAAGCAGTTATTAATTGGTTATTGCAAAAAGGATATGCTCCAACTCAAATCGCGGATAGCTTTGCAATAGCTTCAGGTGGTGCTACATTTTATAGAAATAGAATAAACGATTTAATTAAAAATGAAGGCAAAACAAAAGCAGAAGCTGAAGCACAAGCTTATCAAGAGTTTAGAGAAATAGCAGAAGAGTCTCAACAATCATCTAGACCTGATAAAATATCTGCTCAACAAGCTAGTGATTTAGGTAGGATATTATTGGCATTTGCTAATACACCAATGCAGTATGCGCGATTACAAAAACGAGCTGCACAAGATTTAGTTAATGGTAGAGGAGATCCTAAAAGTAATATCTCTAAAATAATATATTATGGGTTTGTACAAAATTTAATCTTTAATGCTTTGCAACAAGCTGCGTTTATGTTAGGATTTGGAGATGATGAAGAAGAAGATGAAAAAGCTAAAGAAAAAATATACAATAAAACTCTAAACGGGATGGCTGATTCTATATTGCGAGGATTAGGTATAGGTGGACAAACAGTATCTGTAGTTAAAAACTTCTTATTAGATATATATGAGCGATCAGGTAGAAGTAGACCTGAATATTCAGAGGCGGCTTGGAAATTACTTAAATTCTCTCCACCTGTTAGTTCTAAAATATCTAAAATGAGGGAAGCAGCATGGCCTTTTGAAAGTAAAAAGAAACGAGCTGAAATATATGATAAAGGATTTAGTATAGATAATCCTGCATATGAATCTTTAGCTAAAGTTATTTCTGCTACTACCAACGTGCCGTTAGATAGAGTATATTCTAAACTAAATAATATAGAAGCAGCATTAGCCGAAGATAGTGATTGGTGGCAAAGTGTTGCTATGATAGCTGGATGGCCAGAATGGGTGATAAAACCTAAAGAAAAAGAAAAAAAGAAAACGAAAAAAGGCAAAGGAAAGATCATTTTGAAATCTCCAAAAATCAAAATAGGAGGAAATATTAAATTAGGAAATAAGCAAAAAATAAAATTATAAGTTATGGCAGTATATAAACACAATGCAAAAGACGTAGCAAAATGGAACTCTTCTATACCTTTGATTAGTCCATTAAAGAAAACTCCTCCTGAAGGAGGACATGAAAAAAAAATCCACATGGGAGGAGATATAGAAAAAACAGTAGAAGGAACTAATATAGGAATACATGGTGACAAAGGAGATGTGGGAATTGGATTACATATAGGAGGAATAAAACCTAAAAGTGGTGAACATGGAGAACATCATGCACCCCACTTTAGTGGACAATTAAGTTATAAAGGAGTGAATATTCAAGCTGGTCCACGTCAGTTACAAGTAGGATATAAAGGTCCTATTTCAGATATTGTAGATTTTGCAAAAAATAAAATAATAAACCCTATAAGAGAAAAACGAAAAGAAAGAAAAGATCAAAATCTTGAAGAAAATTCTTAAATTTAAAACATAAACTATGAGAAAATTATTATTAACATTTATATTATCACTGTTTGTAGGTATATACTACCCACAGTGTACTCATACGTTTACTGGTTACGATTCATATGGAGATGGTTGGAATGGAGCGAGTGCAACAATAACCGTAAATGGAATGATAGTTGGGCAATGCGATATGCTATCAGGATCTTCAGAAATAGTTCAATTCCCCGCCACTGATGGTGATCTAATTAAGTTAGATTGGATGTCAGGTTCCTGGGATTCAGAGATATCTTGGGATGTTAAAGATGGTGTAGGAAATACTATAGCAATGGGGGCTTGGGGAACTACTACAGTTGGTAATGCTGCGTGTCCACTTGCAACACCTTGTGCTCAACTAAATTACTTTCAAGATTTTGAAACAGGAAGTACAGTGATGACATCAACCACTAATAGTGGATCAAGTGTTAG